GAGCTTCATACCTATAAGACTTTATTAGAATTAGCAACAAATATTAAGAAGGCTTGGAACTATCACGGATTTCTTATAGACCCTTATAATTCTTTAATGAAAGATAGAGAGATGTTAAAAGGTATTAACTCTCACGACTATGACTATGAAGCAACATCTGAAATAAGATTATTCTGCAAGACTCATAATGTATCAGTATGGTTAAATACTCACGCAGCTACAGAATCATTAAGAAAGAAACATTCTAATTCTGATGAATATGCAGGACATCCTATTCCTCCAATGGCTAGTGATGTAGAAGGTGGAGGTAAGTTTGTTAATAGAAGTGATGAGTTTTTAGTAATTCATAGATATACACAACACCCTACTGATTGGATGTATAATCATATTCACGTTAGAAAAGTAAAAGACATTGATACAGGAGGTAGACCTACTCCAATAGATGACCCTATAAAACTTAAATCAATACTTAATAATGTAGGATTTCAGATTAATGGTAATAATATAATAACACCAACTCTCACAGAGCAAATAAACTTACCCTTTTGAAAACACCTGTAGAATTAGCATATGAGAAACATAACCAATGGGTAGAGATAGTCCAAACCTTTGGTGGTTTAAATAGAGAGGAGTGTGAAGATTTGGTACAAACTATGTATATTCTTCTTATAAAGAATACTCAAAAAGGAGTTGATTATTTATATAATGATGAGATAAACTATTATTATGTTTTTAAAATACTCAGAGGATTGTATGTAGATTTGATTAGAAAGAAAAGTAAAGTAAAACTGATTAGCTTAGAAAACATAGAACCTGTCACAGAAATAGATCATAACAATTATGATGAAATTTATAATAAGCTCCAGGATATTCTAAAAGATATGTACTGGTATGATAAAAAAGTATTTGAGATAATAGAAGATGGCACTAACATAAGTGAACTATCAAGAAAAAGTAAGATAAGTTATTACAGCTTGTACAATACATATAAGAAAGTAAAACAGAAACTAAAAGATAATTTATGAAACTAGGAAACTTAGTAGAACTTATAACAACATACACAGGAATAAAATACTTAGTAGATACTTACCATAGCATAAGAGGAACTAAGTGCAACTGTGATAAAAGAAAAGATGCTTTAAATAAATTTAAAATAGATAGAAATGGAATTACAAAAGTTTAGTCAAGAGGACTATGATAAATGGACAGAGTTTAAATCTGCCAATGGTAAAAGCATTAATAGACCAGAACAAGAACTTATTGCTAGACTGCATTCCATCTATTATAAGCATAGTTATTATCTTCCTTGTACCTGTACTCCAAAAACATATATAGCGTGGATTAAACAACTTAATGATATTTACGCTAATGGGACTCAGTAAGATACATCTATACGAACAAGCAGTAGTTCACATATTAAATATGGACACTTGGGATTTGAAATGGGCAGGTAATGGCTTTGAGCATTATGATGCTATAGGTAAGACTCCTAAGGGTCACGACTGTGTTATAGAAATGAAATTCAGGAATAAATACTATAAAGAAAAGATGTTAGAAGTTTATAAGTATGAACAGCTAATAAGTATGGATTCCGAAATAGTAAAGCTCTACTTTGTATCTGACCCAAAAGGAAACTATCTATATTGGCTAAACTACTTAGAGATGCCTGAACCTGTAAAAATGTATTGTCCTGATACTACTATGTGGACTAAGAAACGATTACTAAAACCTGTATATCTTCTAAAAGAAGAACAAGCAAGTATTATAAACAGAGACTCATATAATTAAATTTTGTTAATAACTTTAAAAGAGTTATATTAGCTTGTATAACTTAAAAACAAAATTATGAAACATAACCATAATGCTTTTGAAAATCAAATATTCAATCATTTTAGAGAAAAAGTAAAAGAAATAAATGCTGCAATAGAATTATTAATTGAGCATAATTATAAAATTATCGATTTAGAAAATCAAATTATAGATAAAGATAATATACAGAATATAGAAAAGAGATTTAGTTTTGATTATAAAAGAACACCTAAAACAACTTATGAAAAAACAAAGACAATACAGGAGTAATCAAGGTAGAAGTCCTGAAAAAGAAGAACAGATATTTAATGTTCTAAAAGTAGGATTCATAGCATTAATCGTAGCTACTATTAGTTGCATAATACTTAACTAATGACATTATTCCAAAATCAAGTTTATGAAGCTAACTTTAATTATATAGGTCAAGCTCTTGTTAAGGCATATGATACTAAAAAGAAAAATAATGAATCTACTAAAGAATTATCTAATCTTATTAAATGTGTAAATGAGATGCATATGTTTGCAGTAGGTCTTAGAAACGAAGTACAAGTATTAGACTTTAAATTAAAGATAGCTGAAGGAGATAAACTAAGAGCAATAGAAAGAGCAAGAAAATCAGAAAAACTATTAGAAAATGATACAACTATTAGACGGTAAGAACTATGATCATAAAGAACTATTATCTAAGATGGATGATGATTCTTTTTATTATGGAGAACTAAACAAATTAGCTTTAAGCAGTTCTTCACTTAAATTACTATTATCAAGTCCTAAGACTTATAAGCACGTTACTCAGTATGGTAATCCTGAAACACAACCTTTAAGAGATGGATGGTTATTTCATACAGCTATATTAGAACCTCACGTTTTTAATGCACAGATATTTGTAGATGTAGCAAGTAAGAATACAAAAGCATTTAAGTTAGCTAAAGAAGAACACGGTAGAGTATTCACAATGTCAGAAAAGAATAAAGCTGAGAAGTTAGCAGATGCATTCTTCAGAAATGAACACGCACTTAGAATGATTACAGACTGTGAGTTTGAAGTTCCTGCTATAGGAAATGTATGTGGTTATCCATTTAGAGGTAAAGCAGATGTTCTTGGAAAAGATAGAATAGTAGATTTAAAAACTACAACAGACATAAAAGGTTTTCCTTATGCTGCTAAGAAATATGGATATGATGTACAATGTTATTTGTACTGTAATCTATTTGATGTGGGATATGAGCAATTCAAATTCTTAGTAATGGACAAAGGAAGTTTAGACTTAGGTATATGGGACTGTTCAGAAGAATTTTATTTAGAAGGTAAAAGAAAAGTAGAAAAGGCAGTAGACATATTTGAAACCTTCTTTGTTAATGGAGCTGCATTAGATGATTACATATTAACTGGAACATTATAATTAATTAAAATAAAAACAATATGAAAACAAAAAGAATTAAGAAAGGTACATTTACACCTAACTATCAAATTAAGGATTTGAAAAAAGCTAAAGTAAATAGAGATTTATTTGTAAAACATTCAGAAAACTTTGACAAGAAACTCAATAAATATGGATGGCTCTTGCCAATTACAATATCTGCAAGTGGTTTAATATTAGAAGGACAACATAGAGTTGAATCTGCTAAAAGAATGAAACAAAAAACAATTCCTGCATATATAGTTGACTGGTTAAATGATGATAGTGAATTAGAAGTTTTAAATACAATAATAAGTTTAAATAATTCTAATAGGGGTTGGAATACAATAAATTATTTAAAATCTTTTAGTCAACATAATGAGGACTATAAAGTTGTGTATGATGAAGTATTAAAAAATAAAAACACTATTACTGCAGGTAATATGATACACATATATTTTGGTAGAACTGTAGGTGTTTTTAAACAAGGTGAAGCTAAAATATTGAATATAGAATTTTCAAAATATCTTTGCAAGAATATATCTGCTTTAGTAACAAAATATGGTAAAACTAAAATACAAGCCTATCAAATAAGAGAAATGATTATTGTAGGAAATGTAAAAGCAAAAGGCAATATTCAAATTATGGATTATTTATTTAGAGAATATGATAAAATGGCTCAGGGAAATCATCCTGCTTTAACATCTATATCAGAATTTAGACCTTATATTGAAAATGAATTAAACACCTATTTATCTCTTGTAAAATGATAAACATTTACAATCAAGACTGTATGGAGGCAATGATGGAAATGTCAGACAATCAATTTGACTTAGCTATTGTTGACCCTCCTTATGGGATTGGTTTTGGAGAATTTAATAGAACAAATAAAGATAGTACAGGAAAAAGATATAAAGCTAATAAATATAAACAAGGTGATTGGGATACTAATATACCAAAAGATATGTATTTTAAAGAGTTAATTAGAGTAAGTAAAAATCAAATAATATGGGGAGGAAATTATTTTCCTTATATATGGAAAAATGGTTGCAAGGGATTTATATTTTGGTATAAAGGAAATCCTGTGCCAAATTTTTCAGATGGAGAATTAGCTTGGACTTCTTTTAATAAAGTTGCAAAACAATTTGATTATAGATATTATGGTGGATTAGAAGGTAAAACATCTGCATCAAATAAAATACATCCTACTCAAAAACCAATATCTTTGTATGAATGGTTATTAATGAATTATGCAAAAGAAGGAGATACAATATTAGATACTCATTTAGGAAGTGGCAGTATTGCAATAGCTTGTCATAATTTAGGATATGATTTAACAGGATATGAAATAGACAAAGATTATTATGAAGCTGCTAAGAAACGAATAGAACAACATAAACAACAAATAAGAATGTTTTGAAAGAACTAATAAAAGACATAGACATCATAATAGATGCTATACATATAGGAGATACAGAAGATGCAATAGATATGCTCCAGGAGATACAAAGAGAATTAAAAATTAAATTATTATTACTATGATGACAATGAAAAAAAGAGCTTATGATGTAGCAACTCAGGTTAGCAACCTTGCAGAGTTAAATCCATTTAACAATACAAGACAAAGAGATTTTGTAGAAGCAAGAGCT